GACCCCGAGGCCGACCGAATCGACATGGTCACCTCGAGCGCCCGGTCCCGTGTGGGTAACCCGATCAGCGACTTCCTGCACGACGAGTCGGGTCTCTACACGAAGCAGAACGGCATGACCGACGTTGCCGACGCTCAGCGTCGAGGCGCAGCGGGCATGGGTGGCCGCGGCAAGGAGACCACCAACTGCTGGGATCCGTCGACGGACTCGGTCGCGCAGGCCACGTTCGAGGCGTTCTCGGCGGACGTCTTCTGCTACTACCGAAACCCCGACACCAACCCGGATCTGTTCGGCCCGGACGGCAAGCCGCTGCCCTACTCGACGAAGACGAACCGGCGCAAGATCCACGCCTACGTCTACGAAGGCTCCGACCACGTCAACCTCGACAGCATCGAGGGTGAAGCGGCTGAACTGGTGGCCCGCGACCCGGCCCAGGCGGAACGGTTCTTCGGCAACCGCGTCGTCGCAGGCGGTGGCGCATGGCTGCCGGAGGGCGCGTGGGAAGCGCGGCGGGCCGATGTGGCTGCCTAGCCCTGAGATCGCCACGTCGATCTGCGCCGGCTTCGACGGCTCGGAGAAGGACGACTGGACGGCGATCAAGGTCGAGACCCGCGATGGTCTGATTTTCACTCCCCGCTACGGAGCCGACCGACGCCCGACGATCTGGAACCCGAAGGACTGGGGCGGCCGGATCCCGCGCGGCGAGGTTCACGCGGCCTGGTCGGAGATCGTCGAGACCTATGAGCTTCGACGCGCCTACTGCGACCCCGGATTCCATGACGAGACGTCGTGGGAGTCCGAGATCGAGGAGTGGGCGGTCGAGTGGGGCGAGGAGAAGTTCGTCGCGTTCCCGACCACCTCGGCAGCCCGCATGTATCCCGCGATCCGGCGACTTGAGGCTGACCTGCCGAACCTGACCCACGACGGTTGCCCGATTACCACCGCGCACATGCGTAACGCGCGGAAGATCATGGCCCGCTCCGGGCGCACCTACACGCTCGGCAAGCCGGCGTACCACCAGAAGATCGACGCCGCTGTCACCACCGTCCTAGCCCACGAAGCCGCCGCTGACGAGCGCGCCGCCGGATGGGAGCCCAAGGTCGATACCCGCATGTTTTTCTGACGCCGAGGAGGGTTGTCTGTGGCTCTCCAGCCGGCAGAAGTGAAGCTCCTCACCGAGCTCGCCAACAAGCTTCAGAACGCGGCGCCGACCGATGACCTGATGGACGCCTACTACGAGGGCCAGCAGCGCCTCGAGCACATCGGAATCGCGGTCCCCCCCGAGCTCCGCAAGTTCGAGACGATCGTCAACATCCCCCGCATCTACGTCGACTCCCTGGCTGACCGGATCAACCTCAAGTCGCTGATGCTCCCCGGCACCGACGTCGCCGACAAGTCGCTGATGGAGGGCTGGGAGGCGAACAACCTCGACTCCGAGTTCAACCTGACTGTCCTCGACAAGTTCGTCTACGGCCGCGGCTTCATGTGCGTCGGTACGAACGAGGAGGACAAGGAGCACCCGCTCATCACGGTCGAGTCGCCGCGGGAGATGATCTGCCAGATCAACACCCGCACCCGCCGCGTTGAGGCGGCTCTGCGGCTCTACGGCGCCCCCGAGGACGACCGCACCAACCCTCAGTCGGCCACGCTGTACCTGCCGAACGAGACGATCTGGCTGTCGAAGTCCACGACCGGCGCCGACATCGGCAAGTGGGTGGAGTCCCACGAGCGCGACCGGCACAACCTAGGCCGCGTCCCGGTGGTCCCGTTCATCAACCGCCGCCGCTCGGGCCGCTGGTCCGGCGTCTCGCAGATGAACGACGTCATCCACCTCACCGACGCTGCAGCCCGGTCGCTGACCAACCTGCAGATCGCCGGCGAGACGCACGCCGTCCCCGACAAATGGGCGGTCGGCGTCTCCAAGGGCGACTTCGCGGACAAGGACGGCAAGCTTCTCCCGGTCTGGGAGGCGTACTTCACCAGCCTCAAGGCGACCGCGAACCCGGATGCCAAGTTCGGCCAGTTCACCGCCTCGAGCCTGTCCAACTTCCACGAGACCGTGAACCACTACATGAACCTCGCGGCAGCCGTGACCGGTCTACCGATGCGGTACTTCGGGCAGAACACGGCCAACCCGCCGTCCGCCGACGGGATCCGGGCCGACGAGTCTCGGATCATCAAGGCCGCGGAGAACCACTGCCGCTACCTCGGCGACGACATCGGACGCGTTTTCGCGCTCTACATGCGGTTCCGCGACGGCGTGTGGCCTGACGGCAGCCTCATCAAGGCCGAGTGGTACAACCCGGCGACCCCGACTGTGGCTGCGATCGGCGACTACGTGATGAAGATGCACACCGAGGGCATCCTGTCGCGCGAGGGCTCGTGGGACGAGCTGGGCTGGTCCGAGGCCCGCAAGCAGCGTGAGCGGGAGTACTTCGAGCGCGAGGCGATCGACCCGCTCCTCGCTCGCGTGACCCGCGAGGTCGACACCCGTCCGCTGACACCGCAGGAGCCGGTCGGTGGCGACGCCAGCGGACCTGTCGTCGGCGGCTGACGCCTACGCCACGCAGGCCCAGATCACCGCAGCCGCGGTGGCCGCCGCCCGCGCGGTACGTCCCCAGACCGTACAGAACATCGCCACCACGATCGCCGCCTACCAGGCGCTCGCGGCGCAACAGGGAGCGACAGCGGTGCCGGCCATGCTTGCCGAGCAGGGCATCTCGGCACAGCAGGTCGCGTCGGTCATCTCGTCGGCACTGGCGGGCTACACCGCAGGCGGCTATCCGCTCTCGGTGATGTTCGAGTCGATCACCTCGCCTGCACAGTTGGCGATGCTGGCCGCCTCGGCTGTGCAGGACGCCGGCCGGAACGGTGCCTCGATCGCCATGGCCGTCACCCCGTCCGTCGACGGCTACGTGCGGATGCTCAACCCGCCGTCGTGCTCACGGTGCGCGGTGCTGGCGGGCAAGTTCTTCCGCTGGAACCAAGGCTTCGAGCGGCACCCGCAATGCGACTGCCGCCACATCCCCACCAGCGAGTCTGTAACGGGTGACCTGACTACAGACCCGCAGGCGTACTTCGACTCGCTCAACCCGGCAGAGCAGGACCGGATCTTCACCAAGGCAGGCGCACAGGCCATCCGAGACGGAGCCGACATCGGCCAGGTCGTCAACGCCCGGCGCGGCATGGAGAAAGGCCAGCTGTTCGGCCGCGAGATGTTCCACACGTTCGAGGGCGTCACGCGCCGCGGTGTTGCCCGCCGAGCAATGGGCAGCGGCAGGCCGGTCCGGCTGATGCCTGAGTCGATCTATGCGCTCGCCACCGACAGGGCCGACGCGCTGCGACTGCTCAAGCTCTACGGCTACCTGGCGTAGCCCCCACATTCTCCCGGCGACGCGAGGTCGCGCGGGTCGTCTCCGCGATGGAGGAAACAGTCACATGTCCGAACCGATCGTCACCAACGGCCCCAGTGGTATCGAAGCCGCAGCCAACGCGGTCCTAGGCGAGCAGACGCAGGCTCCCGCCGAGCCGAAGCCCGCCGAGTCCGAGAAGCAGGGCGAGCCTGCCAAGGACGACGAGACGCTGCGCGAACCCGGCAAGAAGGCGCTCGAGGCCGAGCGTGAACGTGCCAACAAGGCCGAACGCGAGCGGAACGAGCTCAGGGCTCGCCTCGACGCGATCGAGACCGCCAACATGTCCGAGCTGGAGAAGGCCCAGAAGCAGGCGCGCGAGGCGCAGGCCAAGGTCGACCAGCTTCCCCAGATGGTCTCCGACCAACTCCGGGGCTACCTCCAGGGGATCCACGACATCTCCGACGAGGACGCGGCGCTCTATCTCACGTCGAACGATCCCGGCACCCTGCTCCGTCAGGCCGTCGGCATCTCGGAACGGAAGGCCGTGGCTGTCCCCAAGCCCGACCCCTCTCAGGGAGCCACCGACACGGTGGCGCTCAACGGGGACGAGCTCACGCAAGCACTCTCTCGCGCAGTCGGCGCGAGGCAGTAGACCTCACCCCGAAGGAGCACTCTCATGGCGATCACCGCCGCAACTGTGACCGGAGACTTCTCCGGCTTCCTGACCCCCGAGCAGTCGGGGCCGATCTTCGACCAGGCGCGTCGGACCTCCGCGGTCCAGATGCTCGCCCGCCAGGTGCCGCTCGGCGCCAACGGCAAGGAGATCCCCGTCACCACCAGCAAGCCGGTCGCCGGCTGGGTGGCTGAGGCCGGGCAGAAGCCCGCCACG